GCTTTGAATCACACTGATTACACCAGCACCGTTCATGAGTGCGTCTGGCGTCTTTAGTGTGATTTCATCTTTGGTGGTCATTGGGTAGATGGCAACTTCGCCGTTCAAGGGCAACTTTATGGCATCGTCGGGCCAATAGGTGCCGCCGCTGGGCAGTTTAAGGTAAATTGCTGGCTGTCTGAAGTGTTTGGCCAAGGGATTGTTGGGGTTTGAAGCCATATTTGATCTCCATAAATAATTGATATGTACTTATTTATGGTAAAAAAACATGGCTGAAATGAATGACCAAGATCTCAATGCTGTGATTGAGCTGTTTGCTAAATTGAAACCTGAACTGGCTGAAATTTTAAAACAGTATAAAAAAGAAAATCAATCGGCTGCCGCACGACAAGCCCAGCAAAAGAAAGAAGATCTAGCCAAACGAGAACAATACCGATCCACGCTCGAATTAAACGCCAAAATCAAGCAGGCCGCTAGCGATGGTGTAATGGGCAAATTCATCAAGGGCTTTACTTCTATAGGTCGCGAGAATTTTGCCGACACCATGAAAGACTTTAATAAAAGTCTTAAAGATCTTGATGCTGCAATTAAAAACACAACCGACGACAGCCACAAGGAAGCATTACAAAAACAACGAGAAACCGTAGCATCAAATTTAAGATTGGTGCAAACTCAGCAAGCTACGTCTGAGTTTATTAAAACCTTTAGTAAAACTGCTGTTAGTCAGATTTCTGCCACTACCGGTAGTTTTGTAAAATCCCTACAATCGGGTGCCAGCTCCACTGATTTAAGTAGCACGCTAATGAATGGTGCAGTTGATCTTGCAGCCGGATCAGCTGGCATGCTTGGTGGAGCCATGCAAGGTGTTGGCAGTGCCATGTCGCACCTTAAAGGCAAAGCTGGCTACGCAGGTATTGCACTTGATCTATTTGGTGGCGCTCTACAATCGTTTGCTGGCGGGGCAAGCAAACTGGCCAAATTTGGCATCGAGGTTTTATCCAAGGAAGTAGAAAAAACAGTCAATGCTTTCAATAGCATGAGTTCGTCTGGAGCCTTGTTTGCCAATGGCATGACTGGTATGCGGCAAGCAGCAAACAGTGCCGGTTTAACTGTCGAACAATTCTCAAAAGTGGTGTCGGCTAACTCAAGTACTCTAGCAGAAAGCGGTTTGGGTGTTGGTGAGGCTTCACGCAAGATGGGTGCGGTCAGTGCTGAATCGTCAAAATTAATAGGATCCAGCGGCAAATCATTGCAGCGAGAAATGCTACAGCTGGGGTACAGTTTTGAAGATCAAGCAGCATTAACAGCTGAAGTCATGGCAGATTTGCGTAAAGGCAACCAGTTGAAAAACATGAGCGATAAACAAATTGCTCAAGAAACTGCATCATATGCCACTAATCTACGTACTATTGCAGCAATAACCGGCGAAGATGCAAAACGTAAAATGGAAGAAAACCGCAAGGCTGCAACACAGGTGGCGTTCCGAAACAAATTGCAGGAATTGGAAAAGAAACAGCCCGGTGTAATGAATAAAATAATACAGAGCATGAACACCATGGACGAAACTAGTAAAAAAGCGTTCATGGAAAAACTAACCATGGGTAATGTGGTTGATAAAAATGCCAATATTTTAATGCAACAATTGCCGGGTATGTCTGAACAAATCGACGGCATGGTGGATTTAGCAAAAAGCGGGCAATTCTCAGTTGACGAAGCACAACGTCTGCAGGGTAAAACCAATGACAAGATGCGTGCAAACTTTGGGAATCTCAATGACATAGGTATTGCAGGCATGGCCGGTGCCGGTGGATTAGAAGATCTAAATCGAGGAATTAGCGGAGTAGTTGACAATACTGATAAAGTCACTGAAGAGTCAGTAAAGAGTGCACAGGAAGCTGCAAAAAAACAAAAAGAAACTAACGATAAATTAACCGATGGTGTACTATCAGCTGAGCAGGCAGCACAAGATTTAAAACTGGCATTAGAAAAAGAATTAACGCCGGCTATTGCAAAATTTGCCGAAGTATCTAAAGAGATGCTGGGCGCAGTGCAGGACATGCTCAACGATATGGGGTTAGGTACCAAGAAAAAAGGTAAAGAAGAAGAATTTGGATCAACCGCTGGTGGTATCACTGGTGATATTGCTGGTAGTGCAGTGGGTTTAGGTTTTGGTGAAGTAATTGGTGGCGCAATTGGTACAGCTATTGCTCCCGGTGTTGGGACTGTAATTGGCACCGAACTTGGTGGTATAGCAGGTACAATACTCGGTGGATTAACCGCTGGCGCAGTGGGTGACGCAATTGGCGGCGCCATTGGTAAAGGTGTTGACAAATTCAGTAACTGGACATCTGGGAAAAAAGAAGAAGGCTATGCCATGGGCGGTGTCAGTACTGGTCCCACCTCGGGTTATCAGCAATTGTTGCACGGTACTGAAGCCATAGTGCCTTTACCTGACGGCAAGACTATTCCAGTTAAATTGGACATGGGCGATTTTACTCGCAACAGCATGGGTCAATCCAACGACTCTAAATCAACCAATTGGGGCGGTGCTGCAATGGGCGCTGCAATTGGTACTGCGATACTTCCTGGCATTGGTACTGCGCTTGGCGGCTTGCTGGGCGGGTTAACACAGGATACTAAAGATAACGGCCCGGACATGGGCGTATGGGAAAGCTCCACTAGCGAACTCGTAAAATCCAATAACGATCTAGGGCGTGCTTTTAAAGATATGGGATTCGGCACCTCCAAATTGGATCTTGGCAAGATGCTGGGTACTAGTGGATTATTTGATCAAAATCAAAAAATAGTTGATCAAATGACAGCTAACCAAGCAGCCGACAAAAACAAAGAACGACCCAGCGTGCTTGATACAATGGGTAATGCAGCCATTGGCGCAGCACTTGGGTCAATGATATTGCCTGGAGTCGGTACCATAGTTGGCGGTGTGTTGGGCAGTGGCATGCTTGATAATTTTGTTGGAGCCAACGATAAAAAAGATGATACCAGTAAGAGTATTGGTGCCACTATAGAAGATAGTTTTAAAGATTTAATGCCATATGGTATTAACAATACCGGTCAACCAGGCCTTAACACACCCGACATCAACGGTCTTATTTCTTCAATACAGTCTGATAATAACTTTAAAATAAAAACTGGTGGATTATTTGGTGGTTCAAAAGACAACCGAGACACTGACTCAAATCAAAGCATAGTTGCACCTGGCAGCGATCGCAACGTAAAATCTGCTGCTGCCGGTGCAGAATTAAATGATTTAATGAAGCAACAGCTGGATTTGCTAAGACAGCTGGTCAGCAAAGCTGGAGATCAAGTGGATATGCAATCTTCTACCCGCGATTTACAGCAAAGATTACTTGATAACTCCTATTAATTGGTTAAATACTACTAACTGAGAACACCATATATGTCGTGGAAAAAATACTTTAGAGCTGCAAATACGTCTGGATCCATGAGCCCTGTTGGCAGTGGTGGCGAGGGCAGCATGTCTTATCGCAATTATCAAAGCCAATTGCCGGATATCTACGTGGGTCACCCCAATCGTTTAGAGCGCTACAATCAGTACGAGCAAATGGATCAAGACAGTGAAGTTAATGCTGCGCTGGATATTTTGGCCGAGTTCTGCACACAGCCCAAGTTGGAAACACAAATGCCTTTGGACTTGCACTTTAAAGAAAAGCCCACTGACAACGAAGTTAAAATCATCAAAGAACAACTGTTACAGTGGGTCAACTTGAACGACTTTAACAAACGCATGTTTAAAATTGTGCGTAATACCATCAAATATGGCGATCAAGTTTTTATTCGCGACCCTGAAACATTCAAACTGTACTGGACTGAATCCAGCAAAATAGTCAAGGTCATTGTCAATGAAGCCGAAGGCAAAAAGCCCGAGCAGTATGTGATCAAGGACCTGCAACCTAATTTTCAAAATCTAACTGCCACAGCAGTCAGCACCACAGACACTTACACCAACAGTCCCCAAGTGGGTGGCCCACAAGGCAGCTATGTGCAGCCAAGAAGCCCCTACAGCGGCGGCAGCAGATTTACACATGCCACAAACGAAAGCGTGATCAATGCTGAGCACATTGTGCATTGCAGCTTGACCGAAGGCCTAGACGTGTTTTATCCGTTTGGCAGCAGCGTGTTAGAGAACATTTTCAAGGTGTTCAAACAAAAAGAACTGCTGGAAGATGCCATCATTATCTATCGTGTACAGCGTGCACCTGAACGTAGAGCATTCTATATTGACGTTGGTAGCATGCCAAGTCACATGGCCATGGCCTTTGTGGACCGTGTCAAAAACGAAATTGCACAGCGCAGAATACCCACACAGTCAGGTGGTGGTGCCAACATGATGGACGCTACCTATAATCCCTTGAGCACAAACGAAGACTTTTTCTTCCCGCAAACTGCTGAAGGTCGTGGCAGCAAGGTTGAAGTGCTGCCCGGCGGCAGCAACTTGGGCGAGATCACTGACTTGAAATTCTTTACCAACAAGTTGTTCCGTGGTCTACGTATCCCCAGTAGTTACCTGCCCACTGGCATGGAAGATGGCACACAGGCTGTGACTGACGGGCGTGTAGGCACTGCCTTGATCCAAGAATGGCGTTTTAACCAGTACTGCAAGCGTTTGCAAAAGATGATCATTGACAAACTGGACCAAGAGTTCAAGATGTTCATGCGCTGGCGCGGTATCAATATCGATGGCCAACTGTTTGACTTGGTGTTCAATGAACCGCAAAACTTTGCACAATATCGCCAGGCCGAAGTTGACGGTGCTAGAATTGGTACATTTACACAGCTAGAAGGTTTCCCATATTTCAGTAAACGTTTCTTGATGCAACGCTACTTGGGCTTGAACGAACAAGAGATGAGCGAAAACGAAACCATGTGGCTAGAAGAAAAAGGCGACAAGGAAAATGCTGCAGCCGATCCCCTGGGTCTACGCAGCGTGGGCATTACTCCTGGCGGCTTGGACACTGACTTGGCTGCAGCCACACCACCTGACCTTGGCGATGGCAGTGAAGCAGCTCCTGGTAGCTCAGGCGGCCCCGTGGGAGTTGGCGCAGGTGGTGTTCCCGGCGGTGGTGGTGTAGGCGCCAATCCGGTACCGAACCCAGCATAATTTACATTTGGGTTAAATAACGTATATGTTAATTGCTGAAATGTTTGATTCTGCACCCGAAGGGTACTACACCGAAAAGGAAGACCATACTCCTTTAAAGCTGTCTGACCTCCGCAAATCACGTCTGAGTCTTGAGCAGCTTAATCGTTTACGGATCATGAACGATGTGCGTAAGTTTGAGCACGAAAAGAAACTAGACTCAGTTTCTAAACAATACAACACCGCTGAACCTGAAGCGTCCGGCGTATAATCTAAAATCCCCCTCAAAAACACCTATATAACTAGAAATATTTGCATATATTGTAAATAAGTTACAAGCTATACTAAAAAAGGAGTTCTTATGAACAAGTACGAACAGCTGATTGAATTTATTATCAATGAGAATGAAGATAAAGCTCGCGAATTGTTTCACCAATTGGTGATCGAGAAAAGCCGCGATATCTATGAATCACTCATTGACGAAGAAGATTTTGAAGAAGACATGGGCGGTAACGAAGTTACAAGCCTAATGCACGAAGTCGAATCCGACGAGTCCGGCATGCACGAAGCCGAAGAAGACGGCGAAATGGACATGAGTCCCATGGGCGGCGAAGAAGAGCACAGCGATGTAGACGGCAACGAACTACCATCTGATGACTCTTTTGACGACGTTGACGGTATGGGCATGGAACCAGGCGAAGAAGGCGTTGAAAGCAAAATTCAAGACATCGAATTGGCTCTTGACGATCTTAAAGCTGAATTTGAAAAACTAATGGGCGGTCATGAACACGGCGAAGAAGAATTCGGCGGCGAAGAAATGGGCGACGAAGGCGAAATGGAATTCGGCGGCGAAGAGCACACTGAAGAAAGCATGGTTCGTGAATATGTTGAAGATCACGGCCAAGTTTACAAACAAGAACCAGCTGCTGGCGAAGGCAAAACAGTTGGCAAAGGCGGCGATGCTCCTGTAGTTAACAAACAAAGCATTGTAGCTAAAAAGAACGACATGGGCGGCTCTGCAGCCAACATCGTTCACGGTGGCACAGAACAGTCTGCTGATGGCAAACCAGTTCCAACACCCAACAACCAATACACCAAAGGCCGTGGCGAATTGAAAGGTGCTAACAACTTCCAAAACGTTCCTGGCGCTAAAACTAAAGGTTACACAAACAAATCTACCAGCTATGAAAAAGCACGTGGTGCTGAAGGACAAACTACCAGTGGTAAAGTTCCTGTAAACACCAAGAGCGAAATCGGCGGAAAAATTCGTTAATATTAACTAAAAATGGCTTACTTAAAAGAACACCTAACATTTGATCATGCTCGCATGGAAATCCTCTCCGAGGATTCCAAAGACGGCAAGAGCAAAGATCTTTACATGAAGGGTGTATTCATCGAAGGCGGGGTAAAGAACGCTAACCAGCGTGTTTACCCTGTGAACGAAATTGAACAAGCTGTTAAATCTATTAATGAACAAGTTAAAGGTGGCTACTCAGTCCTAGGCGAAGTTGACCACCCCGATGATTTGAAAATTAATTTAGACCGTGTGAGTCACATGATTGAACAAATGTGGATGGACGGCCCTGCCGGACACGGTAAACTAAAGATTCTACCAACACCAATGGGCCACTTAGTTAAAACTATGTTGGAAAGTGGTGTTAAATTGGGCGTGTCTAGTCGCGGTAGCGGTAACGTTAACGAGTCTAACGGACATGTTAGTGACTTTGAAATCGTCACTGTAGATATTGTAGCACAGCCTAGTGCACCCCATGCATATCCAACTGCCATCTATGAAGGCTTGATGAATATGCGGGGAGGACATAGGGTTCTAGAAATGGCTGGTGAAGCCAAAGACAATCAAAAAGTACAAAAGTATCTAAGAGAGCAGGTAACTCGCTTGATTAGAGACTTGAAAATATAAGGAGAACCGCAAATGTTTGACGTTATCAAACCGTTATTGGACAGCGGCATTATCAACGAGGAAACTCGTGGTGCAATCAACGAAGCTTGGGAAAGCAAACTTTCCGAAGCCCGTGAAACCATTCGTGCAGAATTGCGCGAGGAGATGGCTAGTCGTTATGAACATGACAAAAAAGTAATGGTAGAAGCTTTAGACAAGATGGTAACCGAAGGTCTTACTGCCGAAATTCAAGAATTCGCCAGTGAGAAACAAGCTATGGTGGAAGATCGTGTGAAGTTTAAAGGTCACATGATGGAAAGCGCAAATCGCTTCAATGAATTC